GAGCCGGGTCGGAATCATGAATAAGTTCCAGTACAAGTCTGATCTGTTTGGTGAAGACAACAGAGCGCTGAACAGCACCATGGAGCTGATCAACCTGCAGGAGCAGGGCATTGAGGAAGCTGTGACCAGCACAGCCTCATATAAGTTTATGGCACGGGTAAATAATTACACCAAGCCGGAGGATCTGACGAAGGAAAGAAACAGATTCAACTCAGAAAACTTCGGCACCGGAGCCAAGGGCGGAGTGATCCTGTTTCCGAATACGTTCTCGGATATCAGCCAGATCAGCGTGAAACCGTACACGATCGATGCCGATCAGATGGCTCACATCAAGGAGAATGTGTTCGATTACTTTGGCATCAACGAGAAGGTGCTGCAGAACTCTGCAATGGGTGATGAACTGGATGCGTTCTTCAATGGCGCAATTGAGCCGTTCAGCGTTCAGCTGTCGGAAGTGCTGACTAAGATGCTGTTCACCGAGACAGAGCAGGCGCATGGCTCTGTGGTTTATGTGTCGGCAAACAGGCTGCAGTATATGCCGGTCGCACAGAAGATCGCCATGGCACAGCAGCTGGGCGACAGAGGAATGATCCTGATAGACGAGGCAAGAGAACTATTTAACTATCCGCCGCTGCCTGATGGAGCCGGTCAAAGCGCTCCGATCAGAGGCGAGTTCTACATGGTAGGTGAGAGGAGAGAGCCAGATGGAACAGAAGAATAGAGAATACAGAAACTTTGCTGAGCTCAGATCAGAGGGAAGCGAAGAGTACAAGGTCGAAGGATACGCTTCAACGTTCGAACCTTACGAGATGTGTGAGATCGACGGAGAAAAGTATTTCGAAAGAATTGAGCCGACAGCATTCAACGATTGCGATATGTCGGATGTGGTCATGAGAGTGGACCATCATGGCATGGTGTATGCCCGTACATCGGCAGGAACCTTGACCGTCAACATGGATGATCATGGTCTGCATACAGAGGCTGATCTGAGCCGCACAGCGAACTCTAGAGCGCTGTACGACGATATCAAAGCCGGAAATTATCCTCAAATGTCATTCTGCTTCACCGTTCCGGAGGGCGGCGATCGTTTCGATCAGGACAGCCGCACACGAGTAATCGAGCGGATCGCAAAGCTGTATGACGTGTCGCCGGTTTCCTTCCCGGCGAATCCGACAACGGAACTTCATGCGAGGGCTCTGGAGTATTTCAACGGAGAGATTGAAAAGCTCAAGGCGGAGAGACCTGAAGAACCTGCACTGGAAGAAGTTGAGGAGAGGATCAATGAAGAAGGAAAGACCGAATCTGCTGAGGAGCTCGTGGAAACCGAGGAGCGTGAAGCTGTAGTAACTGCTGAAACAGACACAGAACAGGCGGAAGACCGCAGAGAGAAAATGGCTGAGTATCGTGCTCTTCAGAATCAGGTGCTCAGTGGCAGGATCGGCACAGTGGTGGAAACACACGAGGAGAAAAACAAGATGGAAGAGAAGAAGTATACAGTTGACTCTGCTGAATACAGAGACGCTTTCTACGCCGTACTCGGCGACTATGCAACTCCGGAACAGCGTGCGATCGTAGTCGACAGCACAGCTCCGGGCGATGGCGATGCTATCGCTATCCCTAAGTCCCTTGACGAAAAGATCTGGGACAACATCCATACAGCGCATCCGATTCTGAACGATATCGTCACAGTCAATTCCGGTGTTGCTATGGAAGTCACCAAGCACACAGCAATCGCTGTCAGAGTAAGCAAGAAGCTTGACTCCGCTGCAACAGCTGCTGAAGAAGCAAATACATTCGTAAAGGTCGTCCTCTATGGTTACGACTATGAAAAGTATGTTCAGCTGACATATGCGGAAGCAAAGATGTCTGCCGGCGCTCTTGAGGATTACCTGGCTGAAGAGATCTCTGCTGAACTCGGCGAATCTCTGGCAAAGGATGTCTTTGCGCAGATCCTCACGGATGCAGGTGCCGGGCAGAAGGTTACTGCAACGTCCGATATGTTTGCAGACATCAAGGGCGCACTCGCACTGGCGACAGGAGCATCTGTTCCGGTAATCTATGCACCGTCCGCAAGCTACTATGAAATCGTCGGCGCTATCGCACAGGGTTCCCCGTTCAACATCGGCACAACTCTCGGCTGCGAAGTCAAGCTCGACAATGCTGCAACTAAGGTCACGATCATCGATCCGAAGAAGTTTGTACTGAACGTAGTTCAGCCGGTTATGATCGAATCCGACAGAGACATCAAGGCGCACAAGGTTGCTGTATCCGGCTACCTCCGTGCTCAGGGCACACTGAGACACAACAAGGCTGCGGCTTACATTGACTAACTGAATAACCGGGAGACAGGTGAACAGCCTGTCTCTCCTTTTTCTGAAAGGAGCAAGCATGGCAGACAACAGTCAGATCATCGAGAAAGTAAAGCTGTCTATGCGGATCAAATCAACTGCATTTGATTCTCAGATCAGCGATCTGATCCGGGCAGGGCTTGCCGATCTAAGCATTGCCGGAGTGACCAACACGGCACTTTCTGAACCGCTCATCTTGAAAGCGGTCACCACATACTGCCAGATGAACTTTGGTGATCCGGATCAGTTTGACAGGCTGAAAGCATCGTATGACGAGCAGAAGTCACAGCTCAGCATGGCAACAGGATTCACGGACTACGCGGAGGATTAAATGGACCGGTCGGAAGTTATCACTCTGGTCAGCCAGACGTACACTCCGGACGAGTATGGTGTGCATCAGCCGACAGCTTCTCAGAGAGAAGTATTCTGTTCTGTTCAGTCTGTCAGCGCAGATGAATTCTTTCAGGGGGCTGTCAACGGCATGAAGCCTGAATACAGATTCACCATGTTCAAGTACGACTATGAAGGTGAGGAAACCGTTATATTCAACGGCAAGTCTTATACCATCTACCGTACTTTCGAAGGGCGCGATGATACGATCGAACTCTATGCAGAGCGCCGCAGAGGTTCACGCTGATGCCGATCGAGCTTGCTGACGTGATCCGGCAGGCGCTGGATGAGTATGGTGAAGAAATAGAGGAAGCAGTCAACGAAGCAGGCAAGCTGACAGCGAAAGATGTGGCGAAAGCCATTAAGGGATCAAATCCCGGATTCAACAATCACGACTATCTGCAGGGATGGACACAGAAGGAAACAGCGAAGAGCCGGATCAAGGTGGAATATACGGTCTACAACCGCACGCGCTACCAGCTGGCTCATCTACTTGAATTTGGTCACGCAAAGAAGGGCGGCGGCAGGACAAGAGCATTTGCTCATATCAAGCCGGTTGCCGATAAAGCCGGCGAGATCATGGAGAAGCACTTGGAGGAGATACTTGGATGAATTATTCGGATGTTAAAACGATCATCGGAAACACCAATCTTCCGAATGCTTATTACCAGTTCCGTGAAGGCGAAGTTCCGGATCTGCCGTATCTCGTATGGTATTTTCCAAATTCGCGTCCTGAGACTGCGGATAACAGGATTCACGCACAGATATCAGCTCTGAATATTGAGCTGTACACACTTAATAAAGACTTCGCTGTTGAGGCGGCTGTTGAGACCGTACTGGCTGATGCAGGACTCGTCTGGCGGAAGTCTGAGGCATTCCTCGATGACGAGGACATGTACGAGACACTCTATGAGATGGAGGTTCTGATCAATGGGTAGAGTTAGATATGGAATCAGCAACGTATACTATGCTGAAGCAACGGAAGGCACAGGCGGCACTCTGACTTACGGCACTCCGACGGCGATCAAAGGCGTTAAGAGTGCAAGCTTTACGCCTGCCGGCAACGAAGTAAGAGAGTACGCTGATAATGTTACTTGGTTCAGCACCGTTACAAATAACGGATACACTGGAACAATTGAGTTCGAAGATACTGATGAATGTGACGCTTTTATCGCTGCTGTGCTTGGTCATACAGTCGGCACAGACGGCACGATCCTCGAGAGCGCAAATGATGTTCCTAAAGAGTTCGCTATCATGTTCCAGTTCGAACTGGCGGGTTCCACAGCGACAGGAAAGCGCGGATGCTTCTATCGTGTAACTGCTACGAGAGCAAATCTCGAAGGACAGACTAAGGAAGACAGCCTGACTATTAACACAAACACCGTCAACTTCACGGCGCTGCCGAGAATTAACGACGGCGCTATCAAGCTGAGCGCAGTAAGCACAGACAGCGCTTATGCTACGTGGTTTAGTGCCGTACCTGAACAGCCCTAAACACTAAGGAGGAGGAAGACATGAAGAAAACCATTAATATCGGTGGCAAAGATGTTCTGTTCAAGGCAAATGCCAGGACAGTTGACATCCTGCTTGATGACTTCGGGGTCGACATTATTGCCGATTTCCAGAAGATCGACTTCCAGTCCACAGCCGGACTGCGGATTGTGAAAAAGCTTGCCTATGTAATGGCGGAGCAGGCTCACTCGACTGATAATCTTTCGTATGAAGACTGGCTGGACTCGTTTGATGTGTTTCCGGCACAGGCATACACGGAAATCGTTAATCTGTGGGCCGCCTCGATGGAAACTTCCTCTGTCGCAAAAAACGGGTAAGGGCGTCGGAACGTCCGTTCACGGCGCCTTTATTTCTTTTGAGATGTCTCCAGATCGGCTTACATCTGTCGGATCTGGACTATGTCACTGTCGGCATGGCTCTCGACATGTACACCGAGAGCGCTAACGATAAGTATGACTGGGATGAACTGGCGACAGCTGATGATGTCGCCGCCTTCTAGGAGGTGAATATATGCCGAGTGGCAGAATCAAGGGTATTACCATTGAGATCGGTGGCGACACCACTAAACTGACGGACAGTCTGAAGGATGTCGACAAAGAGCTTGATAGTACCAATAAACAACTTAAAGATGTAAACAAACTGTTGAAGTTTGACCCGCAGAACGCTGTTCTTCTTGAACAAAAACAGCGTTTGCTTGGTGAGTCGATCCAGAAAACTAAGGAACGGCTCGATAAGCTGAAGGAAGCACAGGCAAAAGCCAAGGAGCTTCTTGAGAAGGGCGAACTTGGACAGGATAAATATGATGCGCTTTGCCGTGAAGTTGAAGACACTCAGATCAGTCTGAACAATCTTGAAAAGCAGGCTGAGAAGACAGCTGATTCTTCCGACGACATGGGCAAAGCGGCTAAGGATGCCGGCGGCGACATGTCGTCGATGGGCACAGAGTCACTCACTGCCATGGAGGCACTTGACAAAGTCGGTGGTGTCCTTGAATCGATCTCTGGAAAGCTGATTCAGTTAGGACAGGATGCTGTTGCCGCGTGGGGCGAGTTTGATGACTCACTCGACACGATTCAGTACGCAACCGGCAGATCGAATGAATCAATGGCGGCTCTGGAAGAGACGCTGTTCGAGATCAACCGAAATATTCCGGTCAGCGACATAAACGATCTTGGTGCCGCCATCGGTGACATGGCGACCAGAACCAATCTGACAGATGAAGAGATCAACGACTTTGCCACAGATGTGGCGAAGCTGTCAAAGATGTCAGGAGAGTCCGCATCAAGCATCACCAGTGATGCTATCGCAATTGCTGAGACATATAACATCAGCTATGGTGAAGCACTGGATATCATGCACCGGGCAGGGCAAAGCTTCGGTCTGACATTTGATCAGATGGGACAGGCGGCAACCGGTGCCGGTCTTGTACTGCATGATCAGTTGGGCATGTCGATCGAAGATATCACCGGGCTGATGGGGTTGATGAACGCTCAGGGGCTGGACGCAAACAGTGCGATCGGCGCCATGACCAAAGCGGCAATGAACATGTCTAAGGATGGCAAACTGTCGATCGAGAACTTCAATGCGGTGCTCACATCTTTGAAGGACGGAACCATGAGCACGTCCGATGCCACCGAGATCTTCGGTGCGAAAGCAGGGCAGTTTATCAACTTCCTGCAGGACTCCGGCATCAGTTCAGTCGAAGATCTGACAGCTGCCTATGATGACATGTGCTCGCAGGGTATGTCCGTCAACGAAATGTATGACGAGATGTACGACGAAGGTGATGCTGCAGCTGTCGCTCAGCAGAACCTTAACGAGATGATGGGCCGACTGGGCGAGACGATCATGACAGCACTCGCTCCGGCAATCGAAGGGCTGACCAATCTGATCCAGGGGATGGTTAACTGGTGGACAAGTCTGGACAGCTCAACACAGACGCTGATCGTGACGATCGGCGCAATGATCGTTGTGGTTACTACTATCATCGGAGTGATCACCACAGTCGGCAGTGTCATGACGGCATTAACAGCGATCAGCACGGCACTGAATATCGGTATGCTTCCGCTGATCGGAACGATCGGCCTGATCGTGGGTGCTATTGCTGCAGTGATTGCCATCGGAGTTCTGCTCTATCAAAACTGGGACACCATCAAGCAAAAAGCAGTCGAACTGTATGAACGCCTGCGCGAAAAGTTCGAACAGATCAGATCAACGATTTCTGATAAGGTTGAGGCCGCAAAAAAGAAGGTTACGGATGTTTTCAGCTCCATCAAAAAAGCCATCACCGATAAAATCAACGATGCCAAGCAGGCAGTCAGTGATGCAATTGAGAAGATCAAAGGATTCTTTAATTTCTCCTGGTCACTTCCGAAACTGAAAATGCCGCACATCAATATCACCGGTGAATTCTCGTTGGTTCCACCGAAAACACCGAGCTTCAGCATCGACTGGTATGCGAAAGCAATGAACACACCGATGCTTCTGAATGGCGCCACGATCTTTGGCGCCATGAATGGAAAACTTCTTGGCGGTGGTGAAACCGGGCAGGAAGTCATCATGGGAAAAGATCTGTACGACCGAATGACCGGTCCGTCGCTGACGGTCAATGCTTATTTTAACGGCGGATATAACCGCAGAGACGGGGCAGCGCTCGCCAAGCAGATCAACAGGGAACTCGGAGGTATTTACAGATGACAGTGAGACGTTTCGAGCTCCAGAACTCACGTGGCGAAAGTTTCAATCTGATGCGGAAGGACGCTTTTTTCTCATCGCCTGACGGAATTGGTGTGAAGTACAGAAACACTTTCTCCAGAGTGGGAACATCCTACATTCCGACAAAGAAAGAGATCAGCCAGCCGGAAATCGAAGGAGTGATGATCTTCAAAAGCTATTCTGCCTATAGTGAATTCAAAAACCACATTTCCAAGCAGCCACTTAAGCTGCTGTACACAGTGGATGAAAAAACATATACCATCGACTGTCTTGTCGGCGAGATTTCCAAATCAGAAATTAATAACAAATCAAACAGACTGGAAAGCGCACTGGTGCTCGAGTGTACCAGCCAGTGGTATGTTAAACGTGATCCGATCTTTACCGCCAAGATCGATCAGGTTGGCGGTAAGGTTTACGACTATACGTACGACTACACGTATCAGGAAGCTATGATGAATCAGATTAGAGCAACCAACTATTCAAATCTCGAATCGCCGGCAATCATAACGCTGTATGGTCCGATCGTTGATCCTGTCTGGCGGGTATTGGTAAACGGGAAAGTGTTCCAGAGCGGAGAGTGCGACGTAACTGTTGCGACCGGCCATAAACTGGTAGTTAACTCTGTTGACGATCAGCTGGAGATTGCTGAATACAATGAAGACGGTGAATACTACCGTGATGTTTACCAGTACATTGATTTCAGCAAATCCAATTTCATATACCTGCCTCCGGGAGACTGTGTCATTACGTTCACATCCTCGGACGACGCAAATGTCTACGCATCCGTGGAGCTGATGGAATACTATGAGACGGTATAGAATCGAGATATTCAATAAGGACTTCCAGCTGATCAGCCACGCTTCGGTTGATTCTGATGATGTAGATATCCGTGACGACTATGTCACTCTGGATACATCGGAGCTGACGGTCCCGGCACAGATCATTGTTGAAAGAAAAAACTATGCTGTTCTCAGAAACGGAACAGAAATCGTTTATCAGGGTGTGGTTAGTGATTATGAATACAAAGACGGCACGACAGAAATCAAATGTCTGCCGCTTTTGTCTTTCATGGATGTTCAGGTTTACCTGAAACGGTCAACGCTGAGAACAACGGCCATTGAGACGATCCTGAAGCAGAAACTCGAAGCAGTATATGCGAATTCCGACTCGCTTCAGAACCTGACAGGGCTGTCAATCACAACATCAGGAAGCACCGTCAACACATCATTCAGCGGTGATGATGATCTGGTCAATCTGTACGATATCGCCCAGGAAGCACTTCGGAAATATTCAATCCTGTGCAAGTGGGATCTGGATGTCTCTGCCAAGAAAGTCAGCTGTTCAATCGTACACATCAGCACAGCAGCGCAGATGACCATTGACCTGACTGTTCCGGATGTGGTCGATCATACGATTCACATTCAGGCGATTTCGAACAGCTTCAACAAAATCAAATACTTTAACCAGGACAACACTTCACAGTCAATCGTCTATTACATTCATCCTGACGGCACGGTAAACACTTCCAACAGTGACCGGATCACTCCGGTCATCTACTGTGAGAGGCTGGCACAGGCACAGGAACTGGATGGTGTCCAGATGACATGGCAGGAAGTGGCATTGGGAAACGCAAAAAGCACTATGGTCAACAGCTCATACGATAACGAGATCACAGTGACATACATGGCTGACAGCAAGCTGATCAAGCGTGGTGAAGTTGGGTCGGTATATAAGCTAATAGACCAGAACGGTGTGATCTATACATCGATTTTGACCGGATACGAAGCAGACAGCAGTGACACGGTTACGCTTCTGTTTGGAATGATCCGGACAAGTTTGACATCCATATTAAGAATGGAGAGGAGAAGCTAAATGAGACTAATCAGGGCATCCGGCGAAACCATCACGCCTTCGGATGATGGAAGACTTATTTCAAAAGTGCTGAATGACGGTCTGTTCGGCGATGTTACTTTTACAGTGGCAGGCGGTCAGATCAGTCTGCCGGCCTTCAAAGGAGTAATGTGCGGCAGAGACTTCTCGGTGGACGCAATGACGCTTTCTCCGGAGCTGCCGGTTTCCGAATCTTCGCAGACCGGTAAGATCATCGCGCGCATTGATATGACACAGCCGGCAGGCAGTCAGCTGTCTGTGGTGGGTGTCCTCAATCCGTATACGCTGACGACCGATGACATCAATGAATCAGGCGGCACACTGTATGAAATGCAGTTGGCTACATACCGTGCAACTATGTCCGGTGTGACATCTGTCAGCATGTCGTACACGCAGACTGATGTGGTTTCAGACACCGGCTGGGTGACATTCAACAGTGCAATCGTTTACCGCGTAAAGAATGGTATTGTGTACATGCGTGTCAGACAGTCTGGCGGAACGGTGCGTCACCATGGTTACTCTTTTGGCACACTGCCGTCAGAGGTTGCTCCGCTTTACTCGTTAGCTGAAGCAAACGTATACGGCGTTGGCAGAATATTTATCAATCAGGACCACAGCGTCACGTTCGAGACTTCATCGGAAAGCGAATCATCTAACTACATTCAGGGTACATTTGTATACCCTCTGGGGTGAGTGAGTTATGGCAATGAATATCACAGAAATCAGGTTCGGATCGGCGAGGACCGCAACTGGCAGCATGCTCTACCAGTATGACTATGGCCAGATCCTCCGCTTTCAGGATCTGGATCTCCCGGAAGCTTATGAGGTTCACTTTGCCTCTGATGGAGACGCTCAGACCATCACCATGATCGGATCTGCCGAAGGTGTGTTGGTGCCCGATGAAATGCTTTTGACTGCCGGCCATATCAAAGTCTTCATATTTCTCCATGAAGGAGAAGATGACGGCGAGACTGAGTATAAAGCTCTGATCCCTGTCATCGGCCGACCTGAGCCGTCTGATCTGGAGCCAACACCGGTCCAGCAGGACGCGATCACACAGGCAATAGCCGCTCTGAACACTGCAGTAAATCACGTTGATTTTGTGGCGGAGAACATGCGGTCAGAAATCGTTGATGCTGTTACTGAGGAACTTTCCACCGGTAAATACAAAGGCGACAAGGGTGACAAGGGCGATAAAGGAGACCGTGGTGAAAAAGGCGAACAGGGAATCCAAGGCATTCAGGGCGAACAGGGTCTGAAGGGTGATAAAGGTGACACTGGCGAAAAAGGTGACAAAGGCGATACTGGTGCGACTGGAGCGCAAGGGGAGCAGGGCATTCAGGGCGTCAAGGGCGATAAGGGAGATAAAGGCGACAAGGGTGATGCAGGTGATGACTACATCCTGACGTCCGCCGACAAGACCGAAATCGCTCAGATAGTCGCAAGCACCATCCCGACCGCCACCACATCAGCAAACGGACTCATGTCCTCACAGGATAAGAGCCGTCTTGATGACCTTTACGCAGATTATTCAAGTGCCATGACGGCACTGGGGGTGTAAATGGCACAGCCTTTAACAGACGCTATAAACGCACTTACGAGGTACGCAAATGAGGTGACAGGAGCATCAGATCAGACGCTGAGTGACGCTGTGCGGACGTTGTGCGATGGATATGGTGGGGGAGGCGGGAATGCAGTGAGTGGTTCGTTTACGCTAGACTCTAATTTCGCACTTTACACAACTCCAGAAGCGTTTACACCGATTAAACTTCCATTTAAGCCGGATTTCTTTTGGATGGCACTGAGCCGTGAATCGTACGACACTGAAGCACTTTCTTCTAACAAGATACGAATGCTGTTTATCATTGGGAAAACAATGAGTTTGCCGATGCGTCAAGGTACCAATGTTTCGACAGATTCGTTTCCTAACGATTCGTATCCCGTATTCCAAACCAACACGGTTTCATCAACAGACGTTGAGTCGAACGGGACGATGGGAAACGGATTCAGCTTCTACAATCCAACCGACAGCGGACGGACGTATTTTGACAATGACGGTCAGCTGTATGTCGGAAGATACTCATCGGCATCTTCACACATTCAAAAAGGAACATGGCATTATGTTGCTATGAAAGCAGAATAAAGGAGAACACATATGTATTACTTAACAGAATTACAGACACGTCCAGACGGCATCGTCAACGCAACCCAGACAGCGAGATCTTCCCTCGCATTGGGACTGGCTTATTAC